CTTGTCTATATGCTGTTAAACCTTGATTTATGACTGATTGTTGTTGACCTGTTTGAATTCCTGCTGAGCCAAGTTGAGATACTGCGGAAATTGTACTACCGCCTAGCGCTGCTGCAATAAGTCCAGCCATGATTATTGCCTATGCTTTCGTGAAGAACGTTTGTTCAAGGCACGATACTTCATTAACAACAGCAGTTTATTCTGGGCATAAGAAGGAGAAACAGGCATCTGATCTGTTCTTTGAATGAAATTTGAAAAGTTAAATCTTATATTTTGCAATGGATATTCAATTTTATCTTCAGAAGCAGCTGTAGTTATGAAACCCTCTTGATACAATTTGGCATAACCAATTGGTAAATTTTCAGATGTATCAATCATTACAAAAAGAGCACATGAACCAGCTGGCAACCAAGTTGCATATTTAGCAGATTTAAAAATTCTTGCCATAGTTGTTGTCTGAATTGTGGTTAAGGAAGAATTAAATCTAGATTGAAATAGAACAAAGGACTCAACATTGGTCTTAGCCACTAAAGCAGTGTCATCTGTATAAAAGAACCTATCTGTAGGCTCCCAAGTATCAACAGAAATTTCCGTCCCAATTTCAAACTCACCTTCATTGAACGGATCTATGACAACCTGCCATTGGCCAGCTACAATGTTGGTCATGGTGGCTCCTCCTATTATTGTTGAATTCTTTCTTAAAGTTATAGCGCCACCATTTACAGGAGCGATATCCCAGTAGCCGTTAGGAAAATCTATTGTTGTTGCATTATTAATTTTAGCTGTAAATTCATAACCAGGGGGGACATATTCATCAGGTTTTTGAAATTTAGAGTTATTTCTGCCTGCTAATGTAAAGGTGTTATATATTCCATTTTGCACTAATTTAACAGTTGATGGAGCGACTATTAATTTATCTGGACTATAAGGAAATGATGCACAAGTTTCAGTTGGGTATCTAAATGTTGAAAAATCTAAAGCTAATGCAATTTCAAATGGTATAATTGATGTATCTTGTGATGGTATATCGCGAGGAACTTTGAGTTGCATGAATCTAAAATCCTGTGCAGGACGAGCCCACAATTGCACTTGTATAGATTGTGAGCCAGAAGAACTAGTATTTAAGGACATATCCACAAAAACTCCCAAATACCCGGCAATGTCCCATGATGCTGGAGTTTCAGTTTCGGGAACCACGTAATGGTAGTTAGTTGGACGTTGATCTCTTATTGTTATACTAGCTACTTCCAGCATTTTAGGGTCGAAAAGCACCCATTCAAATGCAGACCAGTCCTTGGTACCGGAATAATCCTCTGGATCTATGTTTGGGGGAAATCTAACTAATGTAAGAGCCCCAGCATGAAAACCAGTACCAGCTATTTTAGCCATAAACTCAAATCCTCCGGACCATCCATTATAAATTCGTGATAATAATGATATAATTTTATTAATTTTACTGGGTGTTATAGGTAATTTGAATAATAATTTTCCAGGTTGATCTTTAGTTGTCCACGGAAATGTAGCACAGAATATTTGTTGCATATATAAAACAGTATCTATTGTGTTACTAGCTCCCATATGGGTTGGGGCTTCTGATGGATCTGGACCAGGTACACCAATTGCCGAAACGGTTGGTGACTGTTGAGCAGAATCTGTGGAGAGAACCTCCTCAGAGGGAGCTCCTATCGCATTAGGTTGAGGTATGTGTGATTGAGACATATTAAAATTGAAAGCGGCCAAGCTTGCCTAAGCTTGGATGACGTGTAAACTAGGAATCCAATTTTCTAAAAGTGAATGTACATGTTGTATTAGTATGTTCTATCCGTCTATGGGAGAAATTTAGCAAGTTCTCTTCAGTCATCAAATAAATATCGCCAGGAGACATATATCTGGCATATCTTTCTCCAGAACTTGATTTCCACTCCATTTTTCCATTGCCTGTAACTGTTAGGCATGCAACACCTTCAGACAAATCAAGCTCTGCTTCATCATCTTTATGCCAGGGAATACCTCCACCAGGCTCGTATTGATTTATCAAGACTGAATTGAAATTTTTACTAAAAATATAATTAATATATTCTAGGATGCGCGACAATGTTATTGGTATTGGAACTTCAGGATGCGTATTTCCACTATAGGTATACTGTGGACCAAAGTGCCAACTCTTTCTGTTTCCAAATTTCTTGACATTTACTGGTGTGTGTTTAGTTGACATATCCAAAATGTCTAGATTGTTAGCCACTACTACACCAGGTACAAATGTATTACTTAAATTTGTGGCGATGTTAAACATTCTCGACTGACACTCACTCTGAGTTAAAGGTCTGTCTCCACCATATTCTTTCCATACCTTAAAGGCTGCTCGATAAAATTCATCAAAAACTTCTTTTGGATGTAATGAAGCCTCATACAAGATTGATGCATAACAACCACGAATTGTTTCAATGTTCCTACAAACTTCATTTGGAGACTCCCAAAAATGATGTGATCGAGTGTCATGGACCCACCAAGTTGGCTTACACAAATGTTCGTAAATTAAAGTGCCAACCATATAGCTACCCCACAATCTAAACTCTCTACTTAAAAAGATGCATTCAATCAGGGGCCTATGTGCTATCATTTCACCTTCTTTACTTGCTGGTGTTGGGTTAAAGCCTAGTGATCTGAAGTATTCTGACAAAGTTAACGAATTGTACAAATGGATAACCAGATCTGAAATAGACCTCAAAACATCATCCCCATATGTTGCCGTTGCAACGTCCTGCCTAAATGTTGAGATGCTACTCAGGCCAGGGTTGCGTTTGGCAACTAATTTAAGGTATGCTACAAAACCGATTAAATCGTTAAGCACAGAATTGTCGGGGGTTGTTCCAGGATATCCAGAAGCTATGCCACCTGTTGTTTGATAGATTGAATTTCCAACCAAGATCAAAAACTTGATGAGTTTAGAATACAAAACATTACGCATTTTATCATCTTCTGGTTTCC